TTACCTCCAATGAAACTTCGATGAATGGCTTTTGTTTTAGCCATGCTACATTTCGTTTACACACATATTTGGCATCAATATCTTTGATCATAATGCCTTCGTAGCCGTTGTCAATAGCTTCTTTATTAAACTCTTTAAATTCGAGTTCACCAATATAACTATCAAGATCGACTTCTTTTTGTGGAACAATGCCAATATTGCCAACTTTATCCAAAATACCTTTAAAGTTCTTAAGGAAGTTACTGCGGCGGCGCTGACCCAAAGTGGATTGACCATCTAAGAACTCGCTTAGTGGCAAGATATCGAACAACATAAGCACAGCATCATTGGCTTTGACATCACTCTTACGGTGTACTTGTTTCATTAGAGCTTGGAAACTGGTACTGATAATTTCGCCGTCTAATACAAAACTGCGTTCAAAATCATCAATATTAGCCAGCAAGCCATCTGAGATGTGATTAAAGTTTTCTAGTACTTTGCCGTTACGACTGTACATTGTTACTGTACGGCTTTCCATGTTAATAACTGTAAGTACACGAACACCGTCCAGCTTTGGCTCTAGCAGTTTCTTGCCAGATACTTTACTTTCGTGATTGGCACCGTCGTGAGCTAACATGCACTCAAACAACGGTACAGCATTCTTTTTAACTTTGTTTACAGTCTTTTCACTTACGCCACAACGAAGATCCTTGATAAGGATACGACGATACCAATTGTTCCATTGAGTTTGTGTACTAGCAGACAGCGCCAGTTCAATTGCTGAACGAGCATCATCGCCAGTTAGTTGGCGAGTACTTAGCAAATGGCACAGTTCTTTAAATGCTTCCCAGGGAAGCCCTTGCCCATCTGGGCCTCCATGTGTAGGAACTTTCTTTACACCAAATGTAATAAAAGGGCTCAGGGCTAGCTGAAAGCCTTCAAACAGTTCTGCATTATCCTTTTCTGCTTCTAGGATTGCTTCCTTGTTAAGGCGGCTAGGGTGATCCTCTAGACTGGTAATAATGCGATCACAATTACTCATACGGTCTCCAAATGTTTACAGTTTCCACGGAATTGAAAGCCAGGGCAAGTGCAAGTCTTAGCCTCTGGATCAACATAATAAGTTTGGCCTTTGCTGCCTTGCACAGCAATAGTGCTAACCTCTTTCTTTACTTTGAAAGGGTTAGGCTTAACAACGACAAACTTGCGGCCTCGTTTGTCAAAGCCCTTGAGAGGGTTTTTAAAATAAAAAGGAGCAGTCTCGCCCTTTTTAATATAGGCAACTAGATTGTTACCGTCAAGCAGATAGGTATGGTTAGAGGTAATGCCTTTACCCCAATCTGTAGTTTCTAACAGTGCTTCCATAATATACTTGTTTGCTGTTGATGTGTTAATTATACAGCAATTTTACCAGTTTGTCAAGCATTATAGCTCAATAATCTGTAATCGAACTGCATCTTTGGATATCAATTTGCAGGATTTTTGGATAAGTGTTGCGTAGGTTATAGTGTAAGTACTCACTAACTTGCCGTTTTCGTTAGTCCAGTGTACAAATACCTTGTCGTTGTTATTTGGAATAACAATTGATCCGTTAGTTCCCGGATCAAAGGCTAACTCGCCTTTAACTTCAATCCAACGATTCTTTAATGCTCGATAGTTCATTATATATAATCCGTTTTGGTTTTAACCCACTCAGCTAAAAGAATTTTCCAATTTTTCTGATATTCTCTATATGGCATGTTTAAGTTGTCTTCAAACAATTTTACATTCGTTGCATGATACTCTTCAATGGCACCGATATCCATACACTGCTTCATATCAAATGCACTTCTCCATTCTTCTACATGATCTTTTGGATTTAACAGTAAGTAATCAACTGTTAAGGGTGTCCAACCTGGGACAGACATGCAATTTACTTTTAATTGATCTAAGAATTCTTTGCCTATAATATCATTTAGATTAATCATTCCGTGACGAGTTGCGGGTCTTTCAAATCCATAGTATAACCCTCGAGATTTTATTCGATCAAGCATTACATTTGCTAATTCTTTATTTTTAGATACTTTTAATGAGAATAACAAATCGTCATCAATAATATTGTTAATGAGTGGAATAGGCTTTGTATAATTCTTAATCCATAAAAGTGTAAAGAAAAACAAGTTCCAATCTCTTGATTGTAATCTTATTCGATGTAATCGTCTTAGGTTAGTTCTATTTTCTGTCTCATATATATGTGTTGGAATTAATAAATGTTTCTCTGACATCTCCTGATCAATTCTATCAGATATATCATTACTAACTGACCCAGTATTACCTCTAAGCCAAGGAGTCTTTAAATTAATTTTGTATTTTTCTAACGGGCTGACTAATATCCATCTGTTCTCTTTTGTGATATGCTCAACTGTTAATGGATAATAATTTTCATCTTTAGATATTTGTAATGACAGGAACTCTCCGCAACTACCGCCGTTATAACTTAGTAAAACAATTTTGCTCATGCATTTATTTACGGTAAATACCCTGTCATGATCACAGTTACTGAAATTGCAAAACAAAAAATAATCGAACTACTTCGAAAAAGACGGTCGGGCGTAGGAATAAAAGTAGGTGTAAAAACTACAGGTTGCTCAGGTCTTGCTTATGTGTTAGAATATGTAAACGAAGATAAGTTCGATCCTACAGTTGATAGAATTGTTTACCCAGAATTTATAATATTAGTCTCTCTTAGAGATAAAGTATATATGAACGGCACAATAATAGACTGGGCCAAAAACGGATTAAATGAAGGATTTGAATTTAGGAACCCCAACGAAAGAGATCGTTGCGGATGCGGAGAATCATTTAGGGTATAATATGGATAACTTAGAAAAACGAATCAAAGAAATTATGTGCGAATGTTTTGATTTAGAAATGGATCAGTTAACTGACAATGCACATTTAGTAAAAGATCTTGATGTTGATAGCATTTCTGTAGTAGAAATGATTGTAGAGTTAGAAGACGAGTTTGGTATTGAAATTAACGATAAAAGCACTGAAGAATTTCTTATCGTTAAGGATGCAATTGCTAAAATTAAACTAATGATCGAAAGCAAGTAATTACTTGCCGTCGTAGTCCTTTACCGAGCCGCCGTAGTGGACTGATTTAGCTTTTTTACCTTTTAAGTAATTACCATGGCCATCTGTATGGCCTTTTCCCTTGGAATTATGTGGGCGTAGCCCTTGGCTTACACAAGAGCTATGATCACTCCTGCCTAAGCGTTTAGGGCTACGACAAACTGAAGGGTCAGTTTTTTCAGATATAAATTCAAATGCTCTCATGCATTTATTTATTTGAATATGATCATTCCCAACATTACAACTTGGGCAATAAATCCCAAACAAATTGTAGAAACATACAAGAAGTTCTTCTCAATTAGGCTTTTGAAGAACAATGTAGTTAAAGCGGCCCATACAAATAGCATGAGATCATAAGGAGGCAGCTTGTCACTTTGTGCTAGAATAATAGCAAGCAAAGTAGGAACAGCTGAAAAGTGTAGTAGCACAATGGTAATCCAACCTAGAGTATGGGCACTGATATGACCAAGATGCTCTTTGAAGAATGTAAAAACAAAGTTAACTAGATTAGAGATAATTCCAATAAATTTCATGTCAAGTCCTTATTTGTAAAAAATGTGGTTTCCAATTTTTGTAATCTTTTCTCGTTTCCATCCTGGATTAATGTAATCCCCATGGAAATACATTGCATCCTTTAAACTAGGTAAACGGAATCCTTCTAGTAGAACTTTTTTGGCAACTTCTTCACTTTCTTTAAAGGTGGCGTTATTGATGGCTCTAGCTGTAACAGTCCTGTCGCATACCCAACTAAATTGGCAAAGAACTTTTTCATAGACAATGTTCTTTTGGTAGATAGTTTTGCAAATATCGGCCGGGTATTGTCCGCTTTCGGTTCTGTTTATTGTTACCTGTGCTACGGCTACTTTGCCTTCAAAAGGCTGATTACCTGCCTCGTAATAAATGTTTGTGGCAAGACAGGCTAATTGCCTTTCTCGCATTGCTGTTGTAATTTGAGAACTCTCAACAGGTTCATATTTGTCGAGCTTGTCAACAACTACCCATTTGAGCATGAGCACTGAAAACATCAGTGCTAGCGCCATTAGTAGAACTTTGGTTGCCTGCACTATGGCAGTCATATCTACTTGCGCTTGTTCCCTTTCTAGCGTATATTCAGTCATTTAAGACCTCCTCTTTCGTTAGTGGTAAAATAGTTATGTCTAATTAACTTTAGATAAGCAGTATGTGGCTTAAAATAGTCAATTCTACACAACAGCGTTTATTATAGCACAGTACTTTGGTTTTGTCAACCTTATAAAGTACGCATATAAATATCTACCAATGTACACAATCAAAGAAGTTTTTTCGGACAGCATTTCTGAGTTGGATATATTCCAAATCGTGCAATTCTGTGACGAAAACGGAGATAGTTCCAATTATCTTTACCAACACCACAATTTGGACCAACCTAAAAATAATTGGTATGATGTGATGTTTAAAGAAAAAAGGTTTTCAAAAGCCCAAGGTGGACTTTGTTTACTATACTTCAACGATGATCTTGTAGGTATCAGCGGATATAATCAAACGGAGTTTAATTCAGATATCTGGATATCTGGAGCTAGAACTCTAATACACAAAGAACATCGAAATAATGTTCTTATTAGTAGTTATATCGTTCCGTACCAGATTAAAGCTATACTAAAACGAAATGGAAAATGTGTGTTGTGGCTGTTTGATGCTCATAACACTAAGACCATCTTTAAAATAGTTAAGAAAGGAAAGTTAAATGTACTGTTACAGAATAAACTAGACTTTTTTAAAGAAACAGCATATACTAATTTAAAGATGTTAGAATACCCTATTATTATTAACAACACACTACAAAATGTTATCTATCAATACCTTGATCCGGACTATACATTTGATTGGAACAGTTTAGAATGTACTATGTAAACGAAGGACAGTTTGGTGAGAAGGACTTTTCATTTGAGTATCCTTTAAGGCACAAACAATTTCCTGCATTGTGGTCCTTTAAACACTGTAACTTACCTATTATGGGAGTCGGTCCAAACGGAGTTAAGATTGCTAGTCTTAACAGGTATGTAGATCAAAACATTGTTCCTATAGTCAAAGAAGAAATAGAACAGTCTTCTAGTATACAATACAATTATCTAATTCAGAATGGCATCTTTCCTGAAGAGATCAACGGACAACGATGTGCTGACAGTTATCTTGCTAACTTAGACAAGTACTGGCCAGACTATGACCTCGATCAGTTTGATAAGAAACGAGATATTAAGATGCACATACAAGAACACTTTGGCATAACAAAGAGGTGGGAAGGTATTGCAATGTTTAGAAACTACACTGCTGATTACTTTGATAAGTCTAAACCTAGTAGTTGGTTTCCATGGGTTGAAAAGGAATGTCCTACTTTGATTCGTCTTGCAGAATCATTGCCTTTTGAACATATAGGATATGTAATTGCATTTAAGAGCCAGCCCAATACAGATGTGTTCATACATAGAGACTTTTATCCTTGTAATCACGATGTAAACTTTATCAACATACAACTAGACATGCAGCCGAGACCATTCTTCTTGTACGATCCTAATACAAAAGAAAAGTACTATCTAAAAGAAAATTCATATGCTTATTGGTTTAATGAAACAGATTTGCACGGTGTAGATGCGGAAACTGAGAGCAGGATTACACTTCGTATAGAAGGTAAGTTTACAGATTCGTTTAAGAAAGAATTAGGAATGAGAGGACACAAAACTTTCGATTGGTCCTACATCACTCCTAAAGAATTTATAGACAGCGGTAAGTTCTATATAGAACAGCGTACCGACATTTAATCCACTTTCATTTTACGGACAATTGGTTGCCATTTGTCTCGTAAATTAATCATTGCGTTCTTTGCTTTTTCAGGTCCGAGTTGATTTTCATTAACAATCATTAAATTGTTATCAAAATACACTTTAGCTTCAGCACTCCTGATAGCAGGTACAAATGCATTTACATACCAATTAACGATTTCTTTAGGAGTTCCCTTGGGCAATACAATTACCCAACCGGCGTTAACTACTAGACCAGGAACAAAATCTTTTAGTAACGGAGTATTTGGATAAGCTGAAAGCTTCTTATCACCAGCAAGTGCAATTAACTTTACCCTGCCACCTGTAATTAATGGTTGAGCAATTGCAACGGGCATGATTCCAAACTCTGTTTGATTAGAAGCAACAGCTAGTACAGCAGGATTAGGGCCTTTGTATTGTACAGCTTGTATTTTAGTGTCGTTTGCTTTAATTGTTTCTGTTAAGAATTCATATGCTACTTTATGAGCACCTCCCCCAACAGCGAAATTAATATCTCTATTTGGCTTCTTAAGTGTTTCAATCAGTTCATTAACTGTATTAACAGGACTGTTTACACTGGCAACTAGGGCTAATGGGCTCTGTGCAATAGAAGTTACAAATTCAAATTCAAATGGATCAAACTCCATTGCCTTTTTATTCCATACCTCTGCTGTAACAAAAGTACCCTGTTCGCTAGGAATACTAATTGCATAGCCGTCAGCAGGTAATTTTGCAAAGTAGTTTGTAGCAAGAATGGAATCTACGCCTGGTCTATGCTCTATAATAAAATTTAAATTAGGGTACTGCTTTTGTAGAACAGCTTCAACACCTCTGAAACTTACTTCGTTACCTGATCCAGGTGTAAATCCTAAGATAACTCTAATTGGTTTTGTTGGTTGCCAGGCAAATGCGTTAACTGCGGTCAATAATAATGATAAAATTATAAGTCGAATGGTTTTAACCATGTCATTTTCTCTCTTTCTAGTTTTCGTTGGTACATCATGTACGCATCGTAATTATCTTTTGTTGCTTCTGGTATTGGCTTTTCTAGAAAAGTAGATAATTTGTCTAATACTAGATCTTTGTTAGATATAATTTCTCTATAAGGCAGTAGAAGAGTATTTGCTGTATACTCTGGGGGAACTGTTGGATGAATGTAACCATCTGTAATTTTATGGAACACAATGATTTTCATAAACAACCGTTTTTCACTTTCGGTTAATTCATTAGGGTGGGCAACTTCTCGGCCAAATACTCGACTATGCGTCTGTATTACATCTTTGAACGCCTTATTAGAAACCGAATCAAAATCATCTACATAATATTTGTAAAACAAACTTGCAGCAATTTCATCAAGATCGTCTATTGAATGTGTGATTAATATCATCTTAAAAGTAGGCCATCGTTTAGCAATAGTTTCCCAGGCTGGGTGAAGATGATTTGATATCACAATAGGCCTACCACTGTTATAAGTGAATAAATTCTTATAAAAGTACTCACTTGTAGTAGGTGTAGGTGCCAACGCCCAATCTAATCCGCCATTTGAATCAGACAAGTTAGTATGTGAATTGCCGTGGTCTGAGTATACAAACTTTTTAGTTGTAGAATTAACTATTTGTCCAACTAGTGATGAAATGAAAGCTCCGGAAGTTCCCGGAGCATAACAAATAAAATACCCTTGCTGGATCACTGAATGCTCTCCAAATATGCCGCCTCTCTAATCAAATATTGATCGTACTGACCTTTAATAAAGTCAGAAGCTGTTGTACCAGTAATTGCTTCTAGCTGAGAGATTACTTTATCCTTGTTTCCTAGAATATCCTTGTACTTGATAATAATAGCTTGTGATTGATACTGTTCAGGTACTGTGTATACCATTCCACCTTGGCTTATTACTATACTCTGTAGCCACTTTGTTAATTTTGCCTTTTCTTCGTCAGTTAAGTTTTCTGGTCTAACACTTTCTGCAGAAGTAAAAATAGCTGGAATAGAATTTCTTACATCAATAAATGGATCACGGGCACCACCGTTATATTCATCTACAAAGAATTTCCAAAAGTGATTTATTGCTAGTTGGGGAACATCATCCTCGTCAAATCCCAATATTATTACTTTAGCGTCAGGGAATCTTGAAAGCATTGCATCCCAATTTAGACTGCGCCAGCCCATTACAACTGGTTCAGGGTCAGGAAACGATATAATCACATTTTCAAAAAAATCAACCGTTTGACCTATCCCAGATGCTCGTGTCCAGTTATAATCAAATCCAGATTTGTTTATTGCACTTAATGCATTATTATGAGCACTATGCCAAATTGGGATCTCGTCATCGGGTCTCAGCATCCTTTCTAGCATTGCTCTAAGAAAGTATCCGCCTGCACCCATTGGGTGTATTACTATGTATATCGGTTGTGTCATGTTAAAAGCTCCTGTGTTGTTTGCTTGAATTCTCTATGCTTGTCAAGGTACGCTGTGTATTGCGCCCTTACAAAGTCGGTAACTTCGTACCCTGTTGCCTGAGAAAGTGTATCTAAAACTTTTTCAGGGTTGTCTATTATATCTCTGTATTTTATTTCTACAACGATATCTTTATATTCTTCCGGAATAGTAACCATATGCATTGCTCTACGGAATAAGTCCCCTCTGTATATTTCTACTAGTCCATTTAGTTCTGTTTTGGTTAATTTTTCAGGCGGTATGTCCTTAGATGAGGTAAACAAATGAGGACAGTTTCCTCTTATCCAATCGTATACTCGTCTTGCTAATTCGCTAGACCGCCCATTCCACTCTCCGATCATGAACTTAAAAACACTATTAATTGCAATTTCTCTACTATCGCTGTCAGTATGAGTTATTACAAATATTTTTGCATTCGGGAAACGATTAAGTATAGTCGGCGGATCATAAAAATGACTCTGTATGTAAAGAGGTTGACTAACATCGACAATAGGAACTACTCCGCCCCACCAATCGTTTGATTCGTCTGCGTGTCCGTTAAACTTTACTTTATCAAAATCAAACACAATTCCCGGACGCACCGTGCATAAATGAGCATTACCCCATTTCGTAAACCAAAAAGGTCTAGTAATTTCTGGGTTTGTTAATCGTTCGATAAGTGCAAGAAGCATAGATCCGCTACTACCATTTGAAAATGCAACTACATAAGTTCGATGATGGTTCGTCATGTTAATATCTCTTGTGTTTTCCGTTTAAATTCTGCTTGTTTGTTAAGGTAAGTTGTATATTGTTCGCGAACAAAATCAGTGATATTATATCCAATATGTTGAGATATAATTTCTAGTACTTTTTCAGGCTTGTCAAATATATCTCTGTATTTTATTTCTACAATGCTGTCTCGATACTGCTCCGGAATAGTAACCATATGCATTCCGTGTCTAATTGTTTCACCTCTAAGTATTTCTACAACAGCATTCATCTCCTTCTTATTTAACTGGTTAGGAGGAGTTCCATATTTAGAAGTAAACAGATGTGGTGCAATATCTCTCACCCATTTATAATTTTCTTGTACAGCTCTAGCTCGAGATGAATTCCATTCTGCAACAATAGATTTAAAAAAATTGTTTATTGCAATTTCCTTAGCATCTTCAGCTGTATGTGTTATTACAAACACTTTAGACGATGGAAAGTTTCTAAGTATGGATACTGGATCATAAAAATGAGAAGTAATGTAAATGTTTTGATTAGGAGATGCTGTAATTTTTAAAAGGTCCCACCATAATCCTGAATCTCCTGGATAGTTGGCTATTCTATTACTCAAATTGTCGTCGATACCTCGATTAGATACTAGTTTGTGAGCATTTGCCCACTGACCAATCAAGAAGGGTATTTTACTCTTAAGGTTTGTTAATCGCTCGATAAGTGCAAGTATAAAGGACCCGCAGCTTCCGTTTGTAAATGCGACCACATAGACTTGTTGCGTCATTTAATAATACTCACTAAAATATCTTCCCAATTTGATTTTTTTTCAAATTCAATCTTTGCACCTAGATTTTCTCTCACCCACCACGGATTAAAATGATTCCATGTAAGATCATATTTAAAAGAAAACTTTAGGATATTTGAATTTTGGATAGAAATTTGCTCTTGCATAGTGTTATCGTCAGTGTATTCATCGTAACATGGATACTTAATATCAAAGCCGCCTGCTTCCTTCCACCAATGGAAGCTAGCCTGATCAGGACGATAGACTAACATTAACCAACTGTTATTCTTTTTACAAAAATCGTACACATCATCTAAGTTGTATGCCCAGTTGTGGCTCTTAACTAGTTTACAACCTCCTAGTGTTAACCATGCTTGATCAATGTAGCTAGTATCAAGAATTGGATGTAGTTCCATACTTTTTCCAAAGTAGGCTCCTTTGTGTCCGGTAAATTGCCCGTGTGTATATTCTCTGTCGGGCGTTCTGTCGCTGGTATTCATCCATTTGATCTCTTCGATCTTCTGTGCAATACCACTCCATCTACTGCCGGGCACTCCTGTAAAAAATATGCGGTCTGGATGTTTCATTAAATACTCTTATTATGGTATTTATTATATGGTAGATCAGGATTATTTAAATTATTATTTCGGTACAATATGGCATCGTAAAAACGGTGACTTATCTAAATTTAATAAGACAGGGAAGTTCTTAATTGACAAAGTAAAACCCGGTGAATCTGTTATTGATGTAGGGTGCGGAGCAAACCCTTTTAAGGGACTTATTCCTAACTTAATAGGAATTGACCCGGCATTTGATCAAGCTGATGTTAAATGTACGATAGATGAATTTAGCACGGATCAAAAGTTCGATGTTGCTTTTTGTCTAGGAAGTATTAACTTTGGTACAGTTGAAGATATTGAGAGACAGATTGCTAAAGTTGTGTCTCTGTTACAATCTAATTGCAGAATATATTGGAGATGTAATCCGGGACTGCAAGACCATAGTAACGAAGAATGTAAACAGATTCAATTTTACCCTTGGTCTATTGCAGAACATGTTAGACTAGCAGAAAAATTTGGATTTAGATTAATGGAGTGTCAGTGGGACACACAAAATAGAATCTACGCTGAATGGATTAGGGATTCTTCTGAATCAGTTTAATTACTTGCCATCCTAGATCAAACTCCCACCATTTCTCTCCAAACTTAGGACTAGAAGCGGCATTGTGATGATTGTTGTGCCAACCTTCTCCTGCTACTAGATATCCAGTTAACCAATTATTAGTACTAGAATCTTTAGTTTGATAAGTTCGATAGCCCCACATATGGTTAATTGTGTTAATTAATCCTCCAGAGTGCCAGTATATTAGATTAGGGACAAAGTATGCAAATACTAAAGCTCTAGGATCTATTGCTAGTATAGATAGAAATATCAATGATGTGATTGCCCAATGATATTGATTTATTGTTACATGAAACTTCGACCTTAGTAAATCTGGTACATATTTTATACTGGGAACTTTCAACCCGGCTCGAAATTGCACAGCAAGAGGGTGTAGATGATTAGGACTGTGCGGATCACGATCGGTATCAGAGAATTTATGGTGCTCTCGATGAATTGCAACCCATCCAATAGTCGATACTCCTCCACCATAAGTTGCAATAATACTTCCAACATATTCAAACCACTTAGGAGCAATAAAAGATCGATGTGATAGTAATCTATGTAGAGTAATTGTTGCTCCTATTGTCACTCTAAAAAGATAGATAGCAAATACAATTAGCCACTCAGTACTTGTACCTGTAAATAAAAAGTAGACAAACACACAATAGGTAATAAACTGATTTAACAGTAACAGTTTAATAGATGGCTTAAAAATATCAGCTAGTTTCATTAGACCTTACTAGTTTGATCACTTGCCAACCTAGATCAAACTCCCACCACTTTTTACCAAATTTTGCATTTGCAGGAAATGCATGATGGCCGTTGTGCCAACCTTCGCCTGAGACTAAGTAACCTGTGAATAAGTTATTGGTGCTTGTATCAGTAGTTTCATTAGGTCGATAACCAATAGTATGATTAACAGTATTAATAAAACTCCCAGCATGCCATACCATTAGTGTGGGAACAAAATAAGCATATACAACTGCCCAAGGGTCTATCATATAAAGAATAGCAACATAAACAAGGTTGATAAGCCAGTAATTTGTATGTATCCACATATGGAACTTAGAACGCAACAGGTCAGGGACATATCTAATATTAGGAATATCACACATACTTAAAAATTGAATTCTAAAGAAGCTTTTATATATAGGGCTATGTGGATCTTTTTCTGTGTCCGTATACCTATGATGTTCTCTATGAATAGCAACCCAGGCAATACCTGAACCATTGCCACCTATAGCTCCTACGATTGGTCCAAAATAGGAAAACCATTTTTGAGGCTTAAATGATTTGTGAGATAGTAAACGATGGTAAGTAACCGTTCCTCCTATAGTTGCAATAAAGAAATATATTGCAATAGCAATTGACCAAGTAGTTATTGATCCATAAAATAACATGGCCACAAATGCCATGTGGGCTAATATTTGATATGCGATGAGAGAATTTTTAGTAGCTGAAAACATTTTATATCCTTACTGGTATTTACACACTTAAATAGGACATATGAACGCTATTGATATATTATATACTCCGTTAGACTTACCGCCTTGTCCAGAAATAGATATAGCAAAATTAAGAAATTGGATTAAAAAGACTTATCCTCAAACTAATTTGCTTGATCTTACAGAAGGAGTTGTACAAGCTCATAACAGTAAAGGGGACAAGTATCCTTGGGATTTTACCTTTGCTAAGTTATATAGCTGGCAAAACAATTTTGATAAAGAATTTCCTGAGTTAGCCAAATATGCAATAGAAACTTTTGAAATAGCCGAAGACGAAATAATAGTGTTAGCAATATTACCTATTAGAGATAGTACACTAGGAGTAGGATTCTGGCACGCAGATCCTGATTTGTTAGGGTTACGATTTTATGTGCTTAATGAAAGTTATAAAGAGAATGAAATACTTATAAAAGAAGCATATCCAAATATACCTAGCGAAGATATCATAGGTACAAACTTTACAAAAGATGACCCTAGATTAATTCATAAAGCCGTTGTTGCTGAAAATATTCATCCTAGACAACCTTTTTATCTTAATAATTTACGGGCAGCACATTCAATTATTAATACAGTTAAGTCTGAAAGAATAGCTATCTTACTCGGAACCGCCGGGGATGATACCAAACTAAGAGATAAAAAACTAGATAAAAAGTTTAATGACCTGGTTGTTAGATCAGCTTACAAATTTCATAAACAGGCAATCTTTGCAAACGACTGGTCAACTAGTATTAAGCAACAGAATTAAACAACTCGGCTGCTTCTAACCAATTAACAGGAAGGCCTAAATACATTTGACTGTTATCAAACCATTCTACTTCTACAACTGCCTGTTTAGTCTCAACTTCGGTTATTTGGAACTTGTTTTGAAGATTTACAAATGCTGTTCGAAAATCATTGTAGTGAGGTGACGCTTTAAATATATTTTCGTAGTCGTTAAAATCTACAAACCCTAATCCAGTATAGCATTCTGTAGGAGAGGTAGGGTTAACATATATTTTTTGATTAGTCATTATAGGGTAAGGACGATGTTCTGATAGACTATCAATTAATTCTGCAGATTTAGATAAGAACTCAATTGCTATTGTTTGGCCTTCTTCGTCAGTTTCAATATCTAAAAATTTAGTGAAGTCAGAGAAGTACGATCCATCTAGGGGGCTAGTGAATTGATATTTGATCATTAAGAATGTAATTTGCATAGTTTTAATTTATAAATATTTATCTAATGGAACTACTACTCAATAATCAACGAGCATACATCTGCACTGTGGAAGATTATGCTGACATCGAATCAATTCATTTAAGTCAGCCTAAAATACATAATGTTGAAAAGAATAGGGCCTATAACACAAGATTTCCTGCCACAATGAGGTTCCTACTAAAAGGTTTAAAAAAAGATCATTATGTTCTAGGGTGTAGGTCAACAGAAACTAACAAATTGCTATCTTACTCAATTGTATTGTCACCTGAGGGGCATCCTTTTGGATTTATTAAATTTGTAGAAGCGACTAAAGGTAGCAACTATTTTTTATCTTCTAATGGAGTACTTCTCTTAACTAAACTAGCGACTGAACTATTTGAAAGTCATAATCAACTAGATTTCTTTGTAGTGACTAAACTTTCTGCAGCCTTAGCTGCTGCTAGAGCTAAAAAAAATGTAGATGTCGACCAAGACGGATTATATAACAGATACAATTTTTTGTTACATAATATCATCCATCCTGATCAAAAACCTATCACTCCTATTGATAAGGTATTGGTAGCAGAAAATCCTATAATGCCTAGAACAAAGTCAATAAGCATTTTTCAAGTGGCAATGAAGCCTGAGCTCAGACTTAAACATTTTGAAAAACACCTAAAGATTAAAGATTTAGCAGATGCCGGTGAATTGTTAGGTAATTTCTAAAATGCATTTTTTGTGCATCGTCTGATACTTTTGGAAACATTATAATATTCTCTGCTTGATTCTTATCTTGAGACCAAGCTGCTTCAAATATTCTAGAGTTACCTTGATAGTAGCTAGTATTAGGATCAGTATATTTGAATACCGTAACTGCGGTACTATCTCCAATTGGTTTACAGACTGTTACAAATAATGAACCTGCTTGCCATTCTATCATCGAGTATGGGTATACCATGGCCCATATTGCAACTAGTTTATTATTTTCATTATGAACTGTTTGCACATTGCCCCAGTCGTGGTAAGACCAGTCAATTTTAGCTTTGTCTGTTATTCCTATTTGCTCATATACGCCTTTATGTACTATAGGAATATGGTCAACATCTAAAAACAAATCTACAATATTTTTCCAATCAGCGTTAACTATGTCTACTCGTTCTGAAACTAGTTTATACTGTTCAATATGTAGTCCTGCAAACTCTTTAATAGAAATATTATCAGTGAATAGTAGTCCGTTATCTTTAAAGACAGGAGTACCTTTTAAATTAATATCTCCGTTACCATTAAGATCCCAAGTCCATCCATGAAACTGACATTTTAATTCGTTTTGTTTTTTAGAGCAAATGCGACTAAGCTGATGGGGACATATATTGTTAAACAACTGTATAGTATCACCTTTTACAAGTAATTTGTTATCTAATTGTGAAACAGGCTTAACTGCATCTGTATCTAATTCTGTTGTGTGTGCTAAAAAATGTATTTCTTTCATAATAACTTTTTTAATAATTGATCATGTGTTCCAAAATGGAATATTTCACTTGTTCCATATAGTTGTCGTTGTTTTACCATTGACTCATGATAGTAGTGTAACGCTAGATCTGGCATTCCTAACTTAGGTCTAGGCAATAATCCTGTTAGATTAGCCTTGTTGTCTTCACTATTTAAATCAAAATCTCTTGCTGAAATAATAGACAAGACTATTTCAGGAGTCCAACTCAAGAAGTTATATGGGTGATATCCTGTATCTTCCATATCTACATAGAAATCACATTCATGTATTAACCAGCCATCACTAAGCCCTTGCATGTCTTTAATGTAGTCTAGCGTATGTTCTGGATAGTACTCAATCAATGCTTGTCCGTTTACAAATACACCCCCATGGCTTTTTGCAAACTGTGAATTAATTACATTTAACAAAGGATATAGTTTTCTAGTTCTTAATTGTGTTGCTAGTCGTAGACTTTCAGAAAGTAACTCGCTAATAGAGTAATTAAACACAATAGGTTTAATGTTTCTTTCGTTACACCACCTATGTGCATACCATGTGTCATGATAGTTAACATGTTGGTTATACCATTTAATATCTGTGATGATAGGTTGTATTTCAATACCTAAATCGTAGAAACTTTGTGCAACAATTTCGCTGTCGATTCCGCCACTAAGACCTACAAATATTTTACGATTGCCTGCAACTATTGCAATATCATCAGCAACTATCTTTCTAGCATCGTGGAATAAAACTTGTTTATTAGCTTTCTTTGTAATAACAACCTCAAGGTCAGATTTAGGATCTATCCTTAAAGATGATCCGCCAAAGTTATAATGTAGCCAGTTGTCTTTACCTAATGCCGGCATTCCAGTTTCCTATTTGATATAACGGAGTCCTTACTTGTCGGTATGCTGTCTTCTTACCTGTTGCATCAACTACACAAAATTTATTAGCTATAACACTCATTTGAGAGTCATAGTGATATTGCCATTCGTCTTTGGGCGTTTTAAACTCAGGACTTTCATAGAACCAGAAGTCTTTATCTGCTCTATATCCCTGTGCAGGTTTCTCTGCTTGGAATTTAGCCATGTTCCAATCTGGGTATATTACAGGTTTGATAATGTTATAGTATTGTATAATATTATCCCAACCTACTTCATCTGTTAAGTATTCCCATGTAATATTAGGAACTAAGCTCTGATATAACGGATTAACTTTAAAGAAATTGAACACTTGGTATGCCATTTCGAATCCAAGTAAAGGAAAGTCAGGACTCCAATAAAAGTTTTCTCGATAGGTTCCGTCTGCAGGAGGATGCTGGCACAATATAGCATCTATAAAATACATATATGCGTTATCTTTATGTTTACAAATAATAGGTTTATCTAACCCTACTATGCCTGCAACCCTACCTTTAGGATTTAATTCAGAATCCGTAAATGTCTGCATCCTTAAAAAATTAAGAGCACTATGCATATGATTTTGTTTAAGGAATAAATCTTCGTTGAAGTATCCTTTTTTAATATCTTCTACATAATCTACAATTGTAATTTTAATTTTAGGATAGTTTTCAGCCAACCATTTTAGTTCTTTTTCTAATACAAAATCCCATTCACTAACAAAATTTCTTGCAGTCTTATCAACAGTATTAGGTACATATATACTGCTGCCAATGAGTTTCTTTGGCCACTTTATTACAATCTCATCTAGTGGAATATTATTGTTAAGGAATGTTTTAAGAATGTTGTCGCTGTCGCAGCCGCCTGAATAGTATAAGATCAAATAATCATAACTATCTCTAATCTGCTGCGCTCTTTGTCTATACAATTCGTTTAAACTAATTTTACCTAGTAACGATCTATCAAACTTTTCCCAAACATCGTTATGATAATAGTATTTGATATCTGATCGTTCACAGTTAATTTCAGTAGCATATCGTAAAGCATCTACCTTATTTGAAAATAGCTTACCCTTAACTGAATAAATGTTATCATCTAGCTTCATAAAACTTTTGTGTTCCGGTAGTTGTCTTAAACAAATTTTCGTAGTCAATATGCTTCATAAAGATTTTACGGCCAGGTGGAATACTATGGGTAGCCCAATACATATTTTCCATACCATGCTTCTTAGGAAAATAGATTAGTTCGTCTCCCCATATATGACTATGTATTAACGGCTTAAAGCAATTGTCCCAAATACTGTATTTGTCTAACATATCATTATACTGGAAGGCATAGTAGTCAAAGCAATTCCGTAAATGGTTAACATATTGGTTAGACATCATCATACAGTGTAGCTTATCAGTGTACGGAAAATGTATATGCCTAGGTTTGCCTGCTGTGTGATCAATTACCCGTCTGTTCTGTTCGATGCTATCATAATAAGAGAAGATAACTTCTAGTTCAGTCTTACCTCTCCATAATATTAGATACGGTGCAGTACCTTGTATTAAAGAGAATGTATCCGGAATCTGTTTAGTGAAGCTGTGATATAGACAGTAAGAATATCCAGTAATATCTGCCGCAGGCATTAGTTGTTGATAACTTTGAAAGTCAGCAACTGGGTCTATATCGATGATGTTCAATCTGAAACCCCATCGTTTCTGACACAAGCGAGCGTTTTCTAGCTCGGTTTCGTTAGCGCCTGGCCTGTACATAAAGAAGCACTCAAACTCTGCATTATTTGCCATTAGACTTTTAACTACAATTTGGCTATCAAGTCCGCCGCTAAACATTACAGCCGGAATGTCTTTTTCTTTATCTAATAACTGTCGTGCGTCCTTATAGAAACTTTGCTTTTCAAAAGCAGGGATAAACCCTTCTGTTTCTAATTCTATGCAATAGCGTCCGTCTTCTATACTGTGTTTCATGAGATATTTAAGAGGTAGCAGTCATGCAGGACAAATAACCAAATGTACTCTGTCTTCCCATCCACCATTATATACAAAATGCTGTTTAGTTGTATCAACCATGTAAAAATTACTGTCTGCAGGAATATGATAACAGAACGCCTTAACTGGTCCTTTATCTAACCCAAATCCAAAATACGAAAATTCATTAGTTTGTATAGCTAAATGGTATCGCTTGCTAGTGTCCTTATGTACACTTAACCCTCGCTTAGATAGCTGACGCATATAACGAACTCTACCCAATTCAAATCCTTGTGATTGAGAAAAATCTTTGAGTAGGTTTAATGTATATTCAGGAAGGTGTTCATTGTATTCAGTGAAGTCCTTTTCGTGTGCTGTATCAGACCGAGAAGTTTTATCATATAAGCTACCGATACCGTCTTTCCATGTATTAATTGCACCCGTCCTATGCTTCAAAGAAATTTGGTTGTCTTCTCCCCACTCAGTGTATGTTAATACTAAAGCAAGATCATTCTTAACTTGTTCTAAGTCTGCTATAAAGGACAATTTATTAATCATTTGTATCCCATTACCATATACCTAATAAAGCTCCAGCTAGGGTATGTAAAGTGTTTTTCTCCAAGATATACAGTATTTGTCAACGGATACTTCTGTGCAAAATCGTTAAGTGTTACTGAATGTACATGATGATCATCATGCGGCATGTTATTACCTTGAAGAATAACTCGTGTTCCATTGGGTATCTTATCAAACCATTCCATACTCTCAAAGTGCTCGGTACTTGTATTAATAATTAAGTCACCGTACTGTCCTTCAAAGTTGTTACAATCTTGTGTAAATGCTTTAAACTTCCAATCATCGATAACCCAATTTTCGTTAACCATATCAGCCACTTCTTGTGCAGATGGATCAATATCTAAACTTCTAATTTTACCTACTCGAAACTTTCCCCTAGACAATAGTAAAAAGGCAGTAATACCATACCAACCTGCATAGATGTAGGTTAGATCAGATGTCCATCTTAAATTTTCTAATTCTTGGCATAACCATAGCTTACTGCCTATTTGTCCACTACTGAACGCATCTTTGTTAACTGCAAAATTCATTATAAGGTGTGAGTCCTATCACTCGTGTATTTTTACTCAACGACGACCTAAACTTACTGTATAGTTTGCCCATTTCGTCTAATCCGAGTCGTGCATTGATAAAGTCTGTAGCAAATATATTAGATATGTGTAGCATAGACTTTCCTGTTCCAATTGTATCTATTAGGTTAGTATTATTATACAGCAAATCTGTTTTAACAAACAATACATCTGCATTTCTAAATTGCTCTAGATATTTTAAGAATAACTTTCTACCACCAAAATAATCTATTGTTAATTGGAAATCTCTTAGAAACTCATTGCATAACGCACCATCAATTGTTAGTATAGGAGGATTCTTAATACCGTACCATTTTAGTTCACTATGGTTAGGAAATGATGCAACAATAGATCTAAAATCAGTTGAGGTAGACTTGTATATTGTTTCAATCCAGTCTAAACTATCTTGATTAAAATCGTATATAATAATCTTTCCGTTGTTCTTTAACGCATTACTTTTAAAAATATCTAAATATTTAAAACCACTAGCAGGTAGAGCAACCAAGTCATATCTTTCTCCGTTACTCATTATATCCATATCTTCGCTGTTCAGTACCCATACTTGATCTGCAATGCCTATTGTTTCGTTAATTAACTTTCTTTGATTAGGATTTGTAATGTCAACATGATGTTGTCTATTCATTAAACAATTGTAAAACAAATCACTATTAGTCTCTGGATAATAATAAGTTCGCTTATCTCTAATTTGTTTAGACCAATTAACTATTTCAAATCCGTTCATTAGAGCTTCTCCAATAAAGTTCCATCCTTGCTTCTCGTGATAAATCCACATGTGTTCTCCAGTAGGTTTAATCCAAAGAGGTGTATAATCATCGTGAAAGTTTTCTTTACTTCGCTGTATAGCAGGTAATATGTCAACATCAGGTTTCCAACCACCGTATACAGGTTTACCAGCAGCCTGCCAGTTTTTAATATTGACTAACACAAATTGGTGATGCAGTTCATACCAGTCATTGCCCCATTCTAAAATATGTGCGGCGGCCATGTACTTAGGATTGTCATTTATAACATTGTTAACATCAATCAAAATACTTGAATCATATATCCGAACACCTGCGGCTATAAACAAAATATGATTATACTTCGTGAATGTTTGTAGTGCATCGTCTATACTGTCAGCGTACACAATATCAATGTGATCAATTATGCTTCTGAATCTTAACGCATAGAACATAGTATAAGATATCATTTTATCCATCAACTGCTCATGGTTACATGTATCTGCAGGAAATATACAGATAGCTAATTTATTTGTGTTAGTTAGATACTCAGTAACTATGTTCATAGGTGTGCAATTGAACTCATCATTCCTTGATAAAACTTACTAGTAGGACTACCATGTACAATAACATGATACCTATTCTGATCAGATTCATTAAAGACTGCATGTCGTATTCCTAAGTCTAGCATACAACCGCGGCCTTGGGCAAATGGAACAACTCCATAACCTTCAAATATAAACTTACATCCTACAGGATTGGTAAGAGCAAAATTAAAAGGTCCAAATGTTCTACCATTACCATCTTTATGTGGCATTACGAAACCTCCAGGGGCGAGTCTCATGATCCGTATACGACCATAATCACAAAACGGCAGATTCTTAATTACATTGGTTATGTATGGTATTTGATTGCATATACTAGTCCATTGATAATTTGCATCTGCTTCATTGGTAAAACCATACCTATCAAAGTGTTCTGTTTTGTTGTAGTCTATGCCGTGTAGAGTGATTGAACTCCAACCACTGTGTCCGTAACTATCCTTTGATCGATGTTCTACAAACAAATGATCAATCTTCTCAAGCTCCATTTGTACGAAAAATGGATCTATAGTCTTTTCATATGTAACAAATGGCCAATCACTATTCCAAAGATTAGCAGGATAGTTTTTTGGATCAGGTCTCCAATTAAACTTACCGTTGGCTTCTACAAATTGTAATAGTTCTGCGTTCATATAAAACTAATATCCTGTAAGGATCTAAATGTTGTAAAAACTTTCATGCACCAATCAATTTTACATTGATGTCTAGGTGTGTGCCAATCTTCTTCATTGTTGTGAAATGATAGAAAGTACTCATCAATAATTAGTTCGCCTAAAATAAATCTACCTAAGTTTAATTGATAGTGATTATACATAGGTACTTTAGCTTGTAAGTCTTCAGGCAAACCTTTATACCACTGATAGAAACGCATCATAGAAGTATTGTAATCTTGATCGGGACCAAAGTTTAACCAGCTTTCAGCAGCAAATCGTTCTTGTGGTCTAACTTGATCTCTCTCAACAACTTCTATATCGTTATCACATTGTACTTTAAGCCAATCTTTCCCTAGCGTATTATATCCTAGGTATATTTTGCCCCATTGTAGGTTAGGCCGAAGTAAGAACTTATCTTCTTCGTTAATTGGTAAATGATGTTCTTGAGGAATATAATCGTACAACATAGCAAAGCTGGGCCAATCCCTAGATTTAGTCTTTAATACATCCTCTGTTAAATGAATTGCATCATTTAATCTTAAAAATAATTGATGCAATTCATCAGTCCAAGTTTTATTCTTAGAAAACTCTTCAACTCTATCTCCATATACTTCAAATTGTTCGTGTAGATAGTTTAACTTGTCAGTATCTAGCGTATCATATATTGGTAATTGTTGATCGTATCGTTTATTAATATCAGTAACTATTTTATTCAAATTCTCAGTTACTTCAGGCAAGTCAGAGTAAATCTGATTGGTAAATTTATTAAACAATTTCTTCTTTTGTGACTTGTTTGTTTCAATTAATTTCATCCAGCGATTTGCTAAGTCAGTATCATAGATCCTATAATATAAGGAATGTGTTTTATCAAACTTGTCTAAAAATATTACTTTTAGAATTTTCATATATTTTTAAAATTAGGTACCATAGAAAGAAAATCTAATTGTCTTTCTGTTGATATATTGAACATCTTAACTATAGCAGTTTCCCATGATGTTGAACGATTTTCTAATAATCTGCTAATCGTAGAAGCATAAGGATTTTGAGTATGCTTAGAATTAAAACTTTCTTCTTTCTGTTTAAATTCTTCAATTAGTTTAACTTTAATTATTTCAGGCAGTACTGATAATTCTTGCCATTCTGGCCATCGAATCCAGTCCCACTCAATAATCCATCTAGAAAAATTATCATTTATAAAACTAATAAATTTTGGTAAGTCAATAACATTAATAGCGTTAATAACATGATGAACTATAAAAATAATATTAGAAGATCCGCCCCACCATTGTTCAAATTTCTTCATATTTTCTACAACCTCGTTAAATTTACTCGGCCAACGATACCAATCATTAACAGAGCCAATACCATCTAGGCTAACACATAGATAAACTTTTTTACATTTCTCTATTAAACCTTTTAATTCAGGTCCAGGTAATATTGTACCATTGGTACATATCTGTAATTCTATTTTTGATAAATCGATACTGTTCATTAATGAAACAAATTGTTTTTGTTCCATAAATGGTTCGCCGCCAATAATTTTAAGATCAGTTAATTTGGATAAATCCCAATTGTTAAAATTAAAACTATTTTCAATATATCCTGATTTTTCCTTGCGGCCAGCTTTTACATCTTCAGAATACCATTTGCTTGAAAAGAAGGAAGAACAATGAGCACATGCAAGATTACATAAGTTGCTAAAAGATACTTCTAGTCTTGTTAATTTTTCTATTTCTTTATTAATAGGAATAAAATTCTTAAGACTAGTTGTTCTCATACTATCTATTCCAGTTGCCTCATCTTGATAACAACTTATACATCCTGCAATTTCTTTACCTTCTAACATATCTTGTCGTAGATTATTCCAATGGTTAGAATTTCTAGGTTCAACAGAAAGTACATTGCTATTGCTGTCATCTATGTGTGGATACCTGCAACAAGGAATGACAATACCATTTGGTCGTATTGCTGTTGCATTCCAAGGGTAAGCACAGATAGATTTATTCATTAAAGGCATCTCCTAAGTCTGGAATATAGTCTACTACATTAATTCCTCTATGTTCATCTAAAACTTTGAGTCTTTTCTTAAACTGTTCTAGTTCGTACTCGCTACCTTGTTTTTTTAACTCATTTAATACTAAATCAATTCTAGAAACCATTCCTGGAAATTCTTTTAATATACTGCTTGTTGACTTATATTTTTCTAGTCGTTGAATGGCAATCTCTTTAAGGTGATTAGGTAAATGTTCGATTCGTTGATCGTTAGGAGACCAAATTAAATTTATATTATACGGATATTCGCGGAAATAAGGATATCGGTCTGCTTGGTCTTCAATCCAATACAATAATTGATCTAAATTCATAACATTTAAAAAGTTAACTGTTATGTTTGTCATTATCTTAACATTAGAATGTTTAGTTAATTGTTTTGTCTTTTCATAATTACTCGAGATCTGACTCCATTTGCTAGGATATCTACAGTAGTCATTAACTAGGCCAATGCCATCAATACTTGCAATAATTTCAAACCTTTTAAATTTAGGCATAACTTCTAAGAAGTTTTTATTCATGTTTGTAAAATTACTAGCGACACTGATTTTAATATTCTTTGCATAGTCTTGTTCTACACAGTAATCTAATACTTTTTGTACAAACGGAATTAAAGTAGGCTCACCACCAGCAAAACTTAAATGTTCTAATCCTGGAGCAATTTTAGTAAAACTATTCCATAGCTCGTCGTTATCTGACCAGTCGGGAACTTCTACATCTTCAAATGCTGCATGTGTTTCAGTAATACCAGGCTGTTCTAGATTAATACTAATGAATCGGCCAGTCTTAACATTAATGCCTTTAAACTTGTTCGATAGTTCAACTAATTCTTTTGCAACTTGAGTAGAATCATAACTGTTACACATTACACATTTCAAATTACAAAGATTGCTGGGCTTTAATTCTAACCTACTAGGCAAATAAGGTGTTTCGTATCCGTTTAAAATTGTATCTTGTACTTTAGTCAATACTTCAGCATTGTTTTTGTATTCGCCAATACTTCTGACACGCATACTTGCAGGGCCATCTCTATAGCAGGTATCACAGTTCTTATTGACTTCACCTTCTACTAGCTGCCTTCTAATCTCAATCATAGGACGAGAATTCCATGCTTCTTCAAGCGTACTATTCTTAGTGATACTATAGATGTTGGTGTAATCGCCTTCATCACCTTTAAACAGTACATTGCTATAATAACAGCAAGGTTTTAAATGTCCTGCTGGGTTTGTGCTTAATTCTAAGAAAGGATAGAAACAAAATGTTTCGCTCTTTAGAATTTCTTTTCTTAGATCGTTAATGCTATCATCCATTTATTACTGTCCTGAAAAAAGTACTATCGCTTGATCGTAGTTGATCTAATTTGTTTATGTATTCCATTGTCTGATTAAACATAAAACTCAAGTCTTCACTATTCATTAGTTCAGTTAGTTGTTTAAACTTTTGAATGTGTGCATTATCTAAATGTTTATTAGCATACTCTGCTAGCTTTAATGTTATTCTTTCTTTGACGGCAGCAGGTAATACTTTAGGACTTAGGTATTGCGGATAATGTAATATACCTGGATGGAATATTCCATCCTGCGACTTCTTACTAATTTTCTTATAGTTCTTGTCTAACAACCAATCTGCAAACTCAGGCAGGTGGTCAATGTTCATTGCCTGTACTGTACATAAAATTTTAGGATCAATCATATCCGGTGTATTATCATACAGGGCTAGATTCTTTTCAATTGTAGGCCAATCTGCAGGGTAACGAATGTAATCGTTTACTTCTCCTACTCCATCTAGACTAATCATTACTTCGACTCGTTTAAATTGTGTCCACAGGTCTGCAACTTCTTGATCCCAAATAGTACCGTTGGTATGATAACGAAGTTCAATATCTTTGCTATGTCCACGATCAACTAACTGTTTAATAATCTCTTTGTGTTCTTTGATATACAACGGTTCACCACCACCAAAAATGATGTGTTTGATTCCGCCAGCATTGGCATAGAAACTTTCCAAGAACTCTGCATCTTTGTACCATTCAAAATTCTTTACGCTGTAATCTTCTACCTTGTGTTTCCAATCCCATTTGACTTCTGTTGTTAATTCGTCCTTAAGGATGTTGGCGTGCTTGACCCATTTACTACTATCGACAGGGCGGCACATGATACATTGTAAATTACAGGTATTGCCTAATCGTAGATCTAGCGTAATGAAGTCGTGGTCAACACTACCATCTTGTTTTGTTTTTGCAACAAGATCGTCTAAGTATTCTTTACCTAACTTCTTATACCAAACATAGTTTTCAACTAGCCTGTGACTATGCATGCCTACTTCTTCTTCAGCATAACAGTGATGGCAATTACTAACTTCTTCCCCACGCAACATTTTTAGTCTAGCATCTTTAAACATATGACTGTTCCATGCTTCCTTCATTGTCATGTTGTTTAGATTAGTTTCTCTATCTGATTTGGCCACACAGCAAAGCAATGCGCTGCCGTCTGTGTATGTAGCGGCATGTATCCAAGGTAAGATGCAGAATGTTTTAGACTTACTCATTTACAAACTCCGCAATACGAGCATCAACATCGGCAATGTTTTGATCTCTTTCTTTATCTAAGCTCAGTGTATACACTTTTAATTCCTTTTGTTGGTACTGCCAGTCTTCATCTCTAGGTCGTTGTAATAGTCCAATAATGCCTGCAATGCTATTAACAGTTAACTCATGCTTGCCTGTTGAGTTGTAAGCAATTAATCTATCAGCAGCATCCTTACGAATATCATCAGGAAGTATGCCCACAGCAAGTTGATGTGGATGTACATTGATTAAGAAGTCAACAAATGTATTTGAATTATACTTTTGATTAAGTTCGTCAACCCATTCAAGGGTGTCAACTAGATTGAATACATTATATACCTGTACTGTAGGAGTAACACCTAATACCACATTAGGCATTTGTGCTAGCTTTTCGATGTTAGCACTAATCTGACTCCACTTACTAGGAGCACGAATATATTCATTAACAATGCCAACCCCATCCATACTTGCGTTAATGTTAACTTGTTTAAACTGACTAATCAAAGATAAGAACTTCTTATTAATGTTTGTACAGTTTGTATTAAAGAATAATACAATGTCAGTGCGTCCTTGATCGATACAGGCTTGCATAAATCTAAAGTTGTTCTCAATTAAGGTAGGCTCACCTCCTGTCATGTAGACTTTATGCAGGCTAGGAATTAGGGCAATAACTTGATCCCATAGCATATCTTGATCAAACCATTCTTGCACATCCATAATCTTTTCGTTGAACTTGCCAAATGTATTAGCCCAAACAACTTTATATGCGGCATCTTTCTTTTCTAATTCGATATGTTCTTTGGCAATCTGTGTACTGTTATATGGATTGCACATTCTACATTTTAAATTGCAAAGGTTGCCTAATCGTAGATCTAAATAGGCAATGTTGTTTTCAAGGATGCCATTATTAAGAATAGCATCATCAATCAACTTATCAATCTTAGTTGTGCCTAGTCTGCCTGCCCACTCTTGATTGCTGTGTTGTCTATTACTAACACGGCCGCTGGCTTCTTGTAGGTAGCAAGTACTACATCCTTCTACTTGTTGTCCAGATACCATAGACATTCGGATGTCCTGCATGTCTTTACTGTTCCATGCTTCTTTAATAAACGGTTCGTTAATTGTATATACTGAGCCGTCTGGCTTTTTAATCTTGTTCAACGCACCTTTAACCATACAGCAATATCTCACTGTGGCATCTGTGTTAACCATTATGCTAACAAAAGGAGTGGCACAAAATGTAGGTAGTGCTTCGTCTAAATTCTTAATGTAATTTTGCATTTTTAAATTGTGTCTCTAACCATTGTCTGTCGTTTATTTGTTGCATTAACTTATCGTCTAATTTGTTCTTAAGGCCAAATGCCATGCCAGCTTTCGCTCCTGCGATAGCATACTTACCAAACTTCCTATCGGTACCTTTGCTTGTCCATAGTTTTAATCTGCGTTCTGTTTCTGCACTAACTTGGTTGTCAATTGTGCCTGCTGCCAACTTAGCACATTCACGGAACGCACTACGCCAGGTACTAATTTCATCTGTATTAAATGCGGAAACATTACTAACTGTTCTAAGCACTTTTAACTTTCTGGCAATACTAGTAGTCATATCTACTTTCCAGTTAGTTGCCTCTAAAAGTAACTTGCGAGGAAATAGTTTTACGCCACCATACCCGTATGTTAAATCGTTAATAGGATTCATTGCTCTATAGACATGCACACAATCTCTATCAAAGATATTAGGACTAAAATCAAACTGCCATTCATCAGTCAAGTAAGCATCACCGTCAACAACATAGAACATATCACTCTTTGCAACCATTGCGGCTGCTTTGTGTGCTTCAAAGATACCTTTAACACCATCTACTCGTTTAGCATTAGGAGCTTTCTCTAATACTCGTTGCCAGTTAGCATCTGCATTTGGCTCGTTGTAGCTGATAAAGATTACATCTAATTGTTCGGCAATGTCTGGTATAGCATAGCCCATGTCCTTAACACCTGCTGTATGCTCTACTGCTGACAAACTTGCTAGCCATACTTTTTTACCGATAGAATACTTAGGATCTAGATACCATATATGTTCGTATTTGAAGTCAGGGTATGGAATCTTATAGTCTACATTAAATCGTAAATCTGGGATCTCAGTATTGAAAGATAATTTAAAGTTAGGACTAATAGAACCTCTGTACTTAATTCCTTCTGTGTTCTTCCATGCCGGCTTAATATTAATAGCCCACATGTCTTTCCACGCACCGTATACTTCATCTAGATTCCAAATGTTTTCATATTTTAAATCTAATAAACTTATAGGATCTAATTCAAATGTCACTCCATCTAACAACGGATTCTGTTCTATAATTAGATCAGGCGTAAGGTATCCCATATCTTTTGTGCCTTCAAATGTAAAATCAGTTTCACATTTGTACAGCCATACCTTTTCATCTGCAATAGAATACTTAGGATCTAGATACCATACATGACTAAAGTTAATATCCCAAATAGGTATAACAAACTTATCTTTAGGATCATTGGCGAATACAACATCTGCATCAACATCCGGATTCACATGCCATATTTGTTTAGGAAGATCAGGAGTAACAATTCCCATATCTTTTGTACCATCACTAATCACAGACGCCGATACACTCTTTGCCCATACTTTCTGTCCTTGTGTATATTTGGGATCTATATACCAAACATGTTCGTACTTTAAGTCATAATAAGCGGGGACAAACTCACCGTAATCAAATCTAATATGATTGTACTCTTTATTGTGAGTGATAGTTAACTTTGGAATAATCTCAAGGTCTTTGTTACCTGTATCTAGCCAATCAGTTACACACTCATATACCCAAATCTTATTTCCTTCCGGATCATACTTGGGATCAAGATACCATGTGTGTTTATATGTTAAGTCCCAAAGGCCTATCTTGTAATTATTAAATGGATCATTTTCAAATAGGACAGTTGGATCTATATCTGGATTAACTTTCCAATGTTGTTTAGGCAGATTAGGTAACTCTTTAATTGTCCAGCCGTGCGCCGGAGTCCAATCTTTGTGAAACTGTTTAACAACCCAGATATCATTATGTTTCCATAATACACACCTAGATGATCTATATTCTTTGTCTATTGCGTTAATATAAAACTCAGGAAGTTCGGGATTAACTACATAAAAGAGATCAAGACCTTTACCAAGCTCAAACATTGCTTGATCATAGTCTTCTTTGCGCTCTTCCCACTTGACTGTTTCTACTAACTCTTTAGGTATAATATTCATAGTTCTAATATATCCCAATCTGTATCTTGCTCTCGTACGGTAGACTCTAGTCTAGGAGGATTGACCCAAACATCTTTAAAGAAGCGGCTTTGTGTTTCATCTAAGTCGGCTACAGGCATATTCAAATGCAATCTAATCTTTTCACCTAGTAGTGCAATATGTTCTCGTATGTTTGACTCGTTAATAGATTGTTGTTCAAGTGCAAACATTTCATTAAGATATTCAAAGTCTCGTACATCTACATGATTCCAATCAGTACAGTTTGTTAGGTACACACCTAACCTTGCACCATATATTGCCCAAAGTCCGTTTTCTACATCTGCACCAACTGACTGCCAAATTAATAGTCGTTGATAGTTACGGCGTACAATTTGTTTCTTAGGATTGATTAGTTTCTGTTTCAATCCATTATCAAGAGTCAGCTTTACTCCTTCACGGAATCCAGCTCTCCATGCCTGTAATGGGCTTGCATTATTGTGTACCATAGAGTAAAGGCCTACCATTTGAGTATAGTTGTTTTCCCAACAGAAGTCAACCTGCCCTTGTTCACTTTCAGCCGCTTCGTGTGTTTTCATGTTGAGTACAAAGTCTTTAGTCCAACATTTCAAACCACCATTACCATATACTAATCCGTTGATGTTATTCTTGCCGCACCAACTAAACTGTTTGTCTACACCATTAGCAATCTTGTCTAAGTCTATACTTACATCAAAGAACTTAGGGTCAACAATATTGTCGCCATCTACAGTAATAAAACGATCTGTTTCGCTTAAACGAGCACACGCTTTATGTGCTTCGTCACTGCCTTTAACACCGTGTACTCTTTTAGCCCACGGGGCCTTGTTTAATAGATCGGCATAGTTCTTTTCTGCGTTTGGTTCGTCGTAGCTCAAATATATGCAGTCAACTTCTGCAAGATTAAGTATGTTGCTCATGTATATAACTTTCAAAATATCTATGTGTATAAAATCTAATATTGTCGTTGCCACTATATTCAAATGAAACAGTGTTTAACAGTTCTTCACTAGGAATCATTTTGTACCAAGTCATGAAGTGAGGATCACCTTCTATACATGCAGAGAACAAGAAGTACTTCTTCTGAAAAAAATTATTTCCTTTCCACCAAATCTTTGCATTATCTGTTAGATTAATTGTAATTTGCTTGTTGGCAATGTCTTGTAATACATGCATTTCATAAAATTCGTTCTCGTTAGGTATCATGTAGAGCCAATCATTAATACTTTTCCAAGTTACAATATCTTTCTTTTTGGCAATAATTAATCCTGTATTCGATGTCTTAGAACTAGGTTTAACAAAATGGTCAATTGCTTTTTTCTTTCCTGAAAATATATCTTCAATGGCATCTTCTTCTACTTCTATATAAGGGTATTCTGAAGATTCTTCTTTAACGGGACTGATCATCTTAATTGATCCAGTCCCTAGTTCGTAATATACATATTTCATTTATTGATCTCTTTCAAGAAATTCTTATCTACATAATGTAATATACCTGATTGCAAATGATTACCTAGTCTAATGCCGCTGTTAGTCTTGTATAATCCTAAGTGTACTTTCCAATCTTCTGAATAATTTTTCCAACCTTGGCATCCACTCTTCATGTGTGTAAATGTAGGAAATTCAAGTACGCTTGTTACTTGATCTTCTATATCTAAAATTTTAATAGCGATTGCCAATGCTACATCTAAGCTAGGTTGTAGTTGTCTATCTTCAGGGGTATATCTAAATGTCCACTCATCCCAGTATGTGATAATACTAACAACTAAATCAAATACTGATTTAGCTAGCTCTGTTTTTTTAAAATATGTAAATGCGCTGTAAACATTAGGAAGATCATTACCGACAAATGCTTTACGGTATGGATTATCGGTAACTAATTGATTACGATATGTTCTTACTTTATTAGTACATAACATTTCATGCTTAGACATATAATCCCACCAATGACTTACATCTTCTAAGAATAACATATCAGCATCTAATATGACAGTTTCATCATATGGACTAAGTTCATAAAAGAATGCTCTATTATGAATTTTCCATTCGGCACTTCCTGAAATATCTTTTTGTAATATAATAAATTGGTCAACCGCTGGATGATCTGTTGTTACACAATCAACAATGATACTCACATTATTAACAGTTGATTGTGTATTTTTAATACTTTCAGCAAGGGCAATAGCCATATTAAGATAGTTACCTTGTGCCATTATCAAATACCCTCGACTCATTCTTCTACTCCTAATTCTTTTTTAATGATTTCAATTAGTTGAATTTTGTTCATGAGATGCACATCCTGTCCTGTTAATTGGGTAACATAGGATTTTCCATTATATGATGTTCCAATTGTAACACCATCGTTAATTTTTAATATTGTATCTCTATCAATTGAAAATCTTAGTATTCGAGGAATTGTTTCTGCCCAAGAACCGTGTTGCGCTCCACCTAATTCATGTAGAGCAATACTCCAAACATGATCGTTACGAATAGGTGAATTGTTCATACCATATAGAATCGCATACCATTCATAATTATCTTTGACTCTTTTACAAGTATCAAAGAACAACTTAGAAGATTCACATTTCTTAAAATAAAATTCAGTTGCCCAATAAAATTCTATGCCGTGTTCTTTTAAGTAGTCAAACTCAGGGTATGTTCGATCAAACACATCATATGCATCTTTAGATACTAACAGGTCAGCATTGCTGTTCCATAACAAATTTAACTTGTCTGATTGTAACAAGATATCAGTATCCATTACAATAGTTTCATCGTAAGGACTAAGGTCATATGCATTGCATCTATCTACATTTTTAAATAGAACCCATTCTGTTCCAACTAACCTTTTTTGGTCAGTTTCAGCATCACTAATTACTATACTATCAAACAACTCTTTACTGAATAGTTTCTTATTATGAAGGTCGTAAATTGTTGCCTTGTCAGTAACCAAAGTGACAGGTTTATTCAAATATTTTTTAATCAATCTTGCCTGCCAAACTGCTAGGTAACCATAATTAAGTTGCTCATTATTATGAGCAAAAAGTAAAATACCTTGACTCATAGGTCAACTAACGCCTTGACATTTCGTTTTGTTTTAAGTTTTTGATAAGATTGACCGTATGTCTCAATTGCTGATTGATAGGAATCTTTTGCTACGGTAACAAAATTGGATAAATCCTCAATTAACACAGGATTGTTGTTAAGATCTAATACCCAGTTTGAACCTAAATTTTGCACAGCTAGAATAAATTCTGGACTGATTTTAAACAATCCACCGTTATATGCTATAATACAATCAGTTAAGAACTTTTGTTTAAGCTGTTGTCTTTGTTGATTAAGTACAGTTTGATAATTGGCAAAGCTAAGTGCTTGCTCGAGATTTAGAGTTTCCATAGTACACCTTTACCTTTAATTATCTAAAGTAAGGGGTACGGAATCTAATTATAGGCTGTTAGTAGTTGTAATTGCGTTTGGAAAAGGACTAACAATAGCATCAACACTTTTGTAATATCCAACTGCGCTGGTAATGCTAGTTCCTACTGTTTCATCAGTACCCCAAAGATTGGGACCACTAGCATCGTTTAACAATACGGTAATAGTTAATTGTGTATCACTGTTTTTTACCGCTGTAATTGTGATATAGTTTGCAGTGTATACATATACACCTGCATAGAAAGGACCAAATGTTTTAGTACCGCCAGCAAGATAGTCTGCTCTAGTGTACTGTAACATACCTACTGAATCAATTAAGGCTTTCCATGCTTTATCTTTAGTATTAGCAGCTGAACTTCCTCCGCTATAACTAGCCTGCCATGTTACAGATCCGCCGCAATTAAAGAAATAAGTTGCATCGGCTAGACTAGCCCAGGTAACTGTAACTACATGATTAACTGAAGTATTCCATCCGCCGCTATTAGTACTAGAGCCACCACTTGGATTAACCAAAGCTAATTGTGTACCAGCGAACACAGATGCTTTATTAGTGTTAGCAATTGATGATTGAGTGCTATATACATTGGTATCAATTGCATAGACTATATCGTCTTGATTCTTGGTAGAGATAGCTGTGTTACTACCAGTTTGATGTTTAATACAACTGTTAATATCTATCTGTAAATTATTCCATTCTAGGTCATTGATTAATGAATTAGCAGGGAGCTGACTGCTGGTACAGGCCACACCGTAATAAGTAGTCTTTACGCCGGCAATAATAGATTGAAGATCATTATAATCTTCAATATAGACTGTATCACCTGTAACTTTGGGGAAAACGCCTCTTCCGGCCATATGAAATCCTAGAACAATATAGAATTATTTAGTCAAAGTTTATTTGACTAGGTCGTGCGTATATGCGTAGGTTCCTAAATGACTTACTTGTCTGCTTAACACATCATCTACAAAAACTTTGTACCCTTTGTCTCTAGCACGCATACAGAAGTCCATATCTTCGCCTAGATAATCATCTGTACGCTCATCATAGGCTATATTAAACCAGGGTTTACCAATAGAGTCAAATACCCCCATTTCAGTGAGCATACAGCCCATGCCAATACCCTCTACTTCTATAAGTTCCTTACGGGGGTTGATATCGGGGCCATGCCGTAAATAGCTATCCCAGTCACCCTGTTTGGTATAGGCCACAGTTTTATAGGGTAGAACACGGGTAGGGTAGTTGCCGGCAGCTATCGCTGTGTTGTGACTCAATAGTTTATAAGCTGTATAGAATGGGAAGCTCATATCGCTGTCTAACCATAGGATATGGGTGGCCGCCCACTCTTTGGCCATTTTGACTAGGCTGGCCCTTTGGTTAACTACTAAGGTACCCATATTATAGAACACTCGGGTCTCTATACCCTTTTGAAAGTTGTAGTTGATCAAGCTGGTTAAGTTATGACTAAACACGCTATGCATCATATCTTTGCAGGGTACACATATGGCCAGTCGTACAGGGCCAGTTGAAGTTTTGGGGGTGGGTATGATTTCTGCTGGAGGTGGCGTATTATTTCTAGCCCTATCCTGCGCTACCCTTTCTACTAGGGCCTTGTTTTCCTGCACAGGGTCTACAGGCTTAGTCACTGGGGTCTGAACTCTAGGTGCAGCCCTACGGTTCATCATACTCATCGTGGCAACTCCTCAGGCAGGGTAGCATTGGCTACTTCCTGGCTAGTCACTGTGGCCGCGCTGGCAATGTCTCCACAAGTCTGTACATATTCACGGAAGGCCTCTTCTTCTAATAGCAAGGCCAACTCTGTTACTTCTTTACTGATACGACCTGTACTCAGCATGTCAATAGCAGCCCTACGGCCTAGTTCTTGTGGCCAATAGGCAGCTTCAGCATCTTCGTAATCTGCAATGGCCTCACGAATCTCATCTTCACCAAATTGATCTAACCAAGTTTCGATCTGTGCTTTTTGTTTGTCTAACTCGTCTCTACGAGTCTGCCCAGCAGCCGTCCAAGCGGCCATGCTTATATCATGCTGTAGATCTAGAATAGTTCTTAGTTCTTTTAGCTGTGTTACAACCTGTCTGGGCCAATTGGCTGCTGTGCGCTCTAATACAAAGTGTTTATATTCCCAAGCACTGCGCTCTGTGCTTACAGAATGTAGTAGTTCTCTTACTTGTGCGATTTCCATATCGTCTCCTGTTGTGGGTATTTAACTGCGTACAAAATCCCCAGAAACGATTCCTGATATTAATATGTATAGGGATAGTAGCGGCCACCTAGTGTGCTACTGAAAGCAACCTGTCCGCTACTGAATCCATAATAAGCAGTCAATTCAGCACGAAGGTAGGTTGTATTACTGGCGCTGCCACTGTATAGAGCTGCCCGGGCTCGACCCATTTGAATTGTTGATCCTGTTGCGGGGAAATAACCTGCCATTGTTTTGTCCTTAGACAGTTATTTAACAAATAAATACCACTATGATTACAAGATTAAACTTCCCCGTAACTCCGGAAACACATCCCATTGTTTGCCAATTGGCCAGTGCTTATTTGGGATTCCATAGCAATTATAACGAGCAATATGCAGTTACCACAGTTTCGGGGCCTGTGACAAATCCTAACTTATTCACAGAATTGGGTATATCTTCGGGCCTTGATCCCGATACCAACGAGGGCACTGTTGTGGTCTTTTACAGTATGATAGCGGGCAGTCGCAAAGGTATAATGCAAAACTTACCTATAGATGAGCAAGGTTGGCCAGCTATTGCAGGACCCAGTATCATGATACCCTTGAGAAATTGTGATTCAGTAGAGTGGACCACATACGAACTAAATCCCAATGGAGCCACGGGAGTGCATAGATTCAAGGCTCGTGGGCAATACATACCGCTGATGCCCGCTACTACTCTGAGCCAAGTCACAGTCCTGGAAACTGTGCCTTTTACCACAGCCATAACCTTTAACACTGATACAGTTTGGCATCAATGGGCCAACAAGGGCAATCAAACTGCACAATTTATCGAAATAAAGCTGGGCAGTACCCCAAGATTAATCGCAGAGCATCAATGATAGGCATAGATCTAACCAATATTGCTCGATTTGCAGCCATGCGAGCTCAGACTAGGGCTCGAATAGCCCAGCGATACCATCACGAATACACCGAGCCCAAGCAACTGGCCAAATGGTGGGCTTGCCACGAAGCTGTGATCAAATGCCGCGGCAGTAGCCCAGACTGGAGTCAGACACAGATACTATTCCCACATGGAGCCGCTCCACAATATCAGGGTTGTGAATCCATTCATCTAAGCCTAAGTCACGAGGGTGATCTAGTCACAGCCGTAGCACTACTATGTCCAGCCGTAAAGAGCGCATAGAATACTATCGAGATCTAATAGAACAGATCCTGAATCACAGGGTCAAAATCAGTGAGCTCACGGAAAAAGATCAAGTTATACTGTACAAAATGGGTTACTTAATGGGTTGGCTGGCCATGGCCGCTGATGATCACACCATAGTAGCAGAACAGATACACAAACGGATGCAGCAAATAGATCCAAATTGGGGCAAGGACCGTAAGTAATGAACAACATAGTAACTGTGACCTGTAGACGAGATCTACGACAGTTAATACAGCAGATAGAAAGCATGGAGCTGTTTGTCACCAAGCCCGTGGCGCACTGGGTCATATTCACTGATCTCAATGTGTCTGCTCATAGACAACTGCGCTGGATGAAGTTGCTGTACCCACTGTATGGCAGACACATACTATATCCCATTTGGCCGGAAAACATACAACAACTGCACGACACTTTTACCATGACTTGGATGCCCGATCTGCCCAATGGTCGGAAGCCCGGTGATGGATGGAAGATATTTCAACCCTTGCAATTTACCATATACGATCGAATCCAACAAGACTATCTAGTGCTCAACACCAAAAACTTCTTTGTCAAGCCCACTGATCTATCTAGCTGGGATGGTCAAATAGGCTGTGGGCAACGAGTACCCGTAGAAGCCACTGCGGGTCGAGCCTGGGAACACAGCATATACCTAGCGGGCCTGTTGGGACAACACCCCTTGACTCACTGTCTAGCTGTGGAAACTCCCGCTGTGGTACGATACAATACCCTGAAGAACTGTGATCTCAAAGCACTGTTAAAAACATGGTATCGAGCGCATGGTGTGGGCATGTTCAGTGATTGGGTGTTCTATAGCTATCTAGAAAGGGCCGACTTGGACACTGTACCTGAATGGTCACCGCTGTACTATACTGTGTTATGGAGCAGTGCTGTACGCCTATTACCCCAACAGATCCAGAGTAAATTAAACAGTCCCAGTCTGGAAATACTGGGTGTACATCGTCAATTCCTCCAAAACTGCACAGATCAACAGTTTGACATATTGAACAATCACATACTGCGACTGGGCTTTAAAACAGCCTTCAAAAGACCCCGACTAGATCGCAGTCATGGCGATCACTTGGTGTCAAAGCCATAAATCCCCAATCTCACGAGCAAACCGCAGAGATATGCACACACGACTGCTTTGTCCCCAATTTACCACTCGATGCGGTACTTGTGTGTTTAATATGCAGGCTGTGTCTAGACTGTACTGATCTATCAACTCCGCCTGATCTAACTCATAACGAATAAACGGAATCCCATCACTTTGAGTGGTATTGTTGTGCTTGACCTCAGTGCCCAGACCCTTACATCGATAAAACTCTGTGAGACTCTCTCCACAATTGTATAAAGGTATATTCAAACTACTGCGAAAACGAGGTCTGGGACGGAAATAATCTATGTGTAACTGAGTGCTAAAAACAGGAGGAATAACAATGATCCATTCTTCATTGACCACAAGACCCAACTGATCAAGAGCTTGAACTAATGCGGGACTGACTGTGTGATCAAAGGGAACAAACCCTCGTTCTGCAACAATCCACGACTCAGGTATGGCCCTAGACAACTCAGATACGATAGTATCGAACTGCGGTAAAAGAACTTTTTTATATAGTAGCATTGTGTATAACTGTGAGTCAAACAAAGACTACACTAGTCACAATACTTATAATATAAAGAACTCTTAGAACAATAACACTAGTATAAGCAATAGTATACTATACACAGACCCCGCTGTATAGAGTGGCACATGGTAAAAGGATCCATAAAGAACTCTGAATTACTTTGGTATTCACTGTGAAAGCGCGACCAAAGAAAAGGTGTAGAATAATGGGATATCCTTTGATATTTGAGGAGAAATGGTTGGCACCATTCTAGCATTACCTCTCTTCCCCACGGCCGTCTGAAAAATTTTACCATAAAAACCAAATAAAACCAGTCTAGATTCACGCTAGAACCCCAGGTTTTACCACCGTTTTCAGACTGTTCTTGAACCATTTTTCACGGTATTAAATATGTACTTAATGTGTTATACTATAGCTCTACACTAGACTATTGTGTGTATAGTGTGACCCCGCTGTAAAGGATTATATATAAATGAAGATCGGTATTATACAAAGTAGAGGACTGGGAGATTTGATCATAGCTCTCCCTATAGCATACAACTATCACAAGGATGGTCATGAAGTGTTCTGGCCCATATGTGAGGAGTTCATGCCCACTATGACCAAAGCTGCTCCCTGGGTCAATTGGATCCCATTAAAGACTGATCATCACGGCAACTTCTTTTACTTTCATGCATACGGTAACTTGAAGTATCGTGAACTAGATGAAATCATATGCTTGTATCAGTATCTAAGCAGTCAGCCCGAGCTCAGTGATCCAACTATATTCCCTATATTAAAGTTCGATCAATACAAGTATGCCAAGGTGGGAATGGCACTTAAAGATAAACTGCTGTTACCACAGTGTATTACTCGTGACCCCGCTGTAGAGGATGCTGTATACGAGCAGGCTGTTACTAGGGATCGTTATATATGTGTACACCTAGAGGGCAGTGATCGTAGAGTAGAACTAGACTTCAGCGACATTGACCCCGCTGTACAGGTAGTAGAGATCCGCCCAGGCTTTACTGATAATATATTCGATTGGCTCAAGGTCTTAGAGGGGGCCGAATCGCTGTATATGATCGACTCATGCTTTAGCAATATGGTTGATGCATTTGATATCTGCAGGGATAAATGGTTTATCAAACGCAGTAAAATGGATCTAACGCCCGTGCTGTTGAGTGATTGGCAGTATTTCCCCATTGACAGCAAGTGATTTTCAGTGTATAATTAACACATACACTAAACAGGAGCAGGCAATGTGGCGCATTATACGAGCATTTCTAATAGGGTTTATAGCTGTGTTTACGGCTAAAACACTGTATTATAAGATACGGGACCATAATAAATCTTAATCAATATCGCGACTGTGGTGAAATAGGTAGACACAAGAGACTTAAAATCTCTCGCTATAATGGCGTGCCGGTTCGATTCCGGCCAGTCGCACCAAGTTAAAGGGCCCCTAGCTCATGTTGGTTAGAGCAGTGGACTCATAATCCATTGGTGCCGTGTTCGACTCACGGGGGGCCCACCAGATAATATTATCCGAAAATCCGGTCAAATAAAAAGCGCCTCCTGGGCGCTTTTATTATTATATATTACTACGAGCATATTCTTCATCTAATACTACTGCAAGCGTATTAAATGCGTCTTGTACATTATCATTATCTTCATATTCTTCATCGATAATAGTTTGCAGTTGCAACATAATATTATCTAAACGCTGTTTATAATCTAACATATTAACTCCTTTTTAATTAAACAAATTCTACATAATCGGTACGCATTTGCTTTTTAGCAGTTTCTATAATGCGTAGTTTATCTTTTTGTAATTCTTCATATACAATATCTCCGCTTACATAATTGCATTTTGCTTGTGTAGGGAATATGTGTACAATATCTCCATTATCTTTTTCTTTAATATGTACATTAAATGCAAAAACGATTTTGTAAGTTTCTTTTGTTTTATTATAAACAATTTTAGCTTTTGCAATATTAGCTGTTTTAATATTTGACATTTGAGCTCCTTTTTAGTGTATGCGTGTATTATATGCTCAAATTGGAGTGCCGTCAACTGTGGCTTTTTGAACACAGATCTTTTTGCGGGTCTTTGGTTGACTGTTTGGTAAAACCACTGTATAATCACTACATGACAGCAACAAACACACTCCGCAAGAAGCGCACAGACCGCAATCATATAATATATGAGCTGGTCGTGAATGGCAAGAACTACATAGGCGTGACTGCAAAGACCGCCAGCACTGTGAACAAGAGTGTTTTGGCCCGTGCCGCAAAGCACTTCTATCGCGCTAAGACAGAAGACAAGAACTGGCTTCTGTGTGCGGAACTTCGCAAGTTGAGTGACAAGAGTGAGATAGAGGTCTATGTGCATGAAGTCATACGAGGCAAGGCCGCGGCACATAAGCGTGAAGTTGAGCTTCGCCGCATGATCAAGCCCGCATTGAACACAGATGTTCGTGGGGATTGACAAACTGGTAAAACCATGTTATAATAGACACACACTAAGGAGCAATGATGAAACAAGACTACACCATGTACATTTATAAAGCAGACAAGCGCACCAAGAGTGGCGAGCGTTTGGTCTCTACTACAGTGTGGGCAGGTCGTACTGCGGAAGCTATGCGACATGAGTGCAATGGACTCTACTGGCTGTACCCTGCAAGCAAGGGCTACCGCTTTGAGTACTTCCCTACAATGAAGACTGTCAAGAACCTAATGACGGGCGTAGATGTGCAGATCCCTGCAGACACTCCCCGCTCATGCGATCCTTCAAGCGAACTCTATTGGAGCATGTGATGACAACTGTAGAACGGGTCAACTTCGTAGTTTGGGCCGCAAAGCGTGATCCCAAGTTTACTCAGAGCCGCAAGGCCTATGTTCAATCACTGTGGGATTGGCGCAAGGTCGTTCGCAGTAACCCTAGTCTTCGTAGGGTTGTTGATTGACAGAGTTGGTAAAACCAATTATAATTAAGGCTTACACACTAAGGAGCAAACGATGTCAGTTCAAACTATCAATGCAGAGATTCTGCAAGGCAACTTCACTAACGAGCAACTGAGCTCGATCATCGATGCTGTGAAGTTTGCTCGGGCACGCCTCACTGAGCAGACTAAACGAAGCCTGTCGTTGGGTTCCGCTGTTCAGTTCACTAGTTCTAAAACAGGCATGACCCTGCGTGGTACAGTAGACAAGATTGCTATCAAGTATGTCACAGTCCGTACTCCGCAGGGTCTTTGGAGGGTGCCTGCTAACATGCTCGAATCTGCTTGACCCTAGACCCGAAAGGGTCTTTGGTTGACAGAGTGGTAAAACCATGTTATAATACTCACATACACTAACAAGGAGCTGATATGCGGAAATATACAAACATGCTGTTGGAAATGATTGACGATGGACTTATTGATCGCGATCTTGTTATCAATGCCTGCTTGAAGTATATGAGTGAAGATGATGTGCAAGACATGATGGAGGCTAACGAGTTCATCGAAGAACAGTACGAGGATGAGGATGAGGACGATGGCCAGCCCGATGAGATGCAAGAGTGGGCAGACTTCGACGCAGACTGTTAAGGAGAAAGACTATGCGATACTACGATAAACTGGCTACCTACGAGCGCAATGGCTTCACTGTTATTGTAGACAAGACTTGGGAAGACATCTCAGTCCGCGATTGTTTTGATGACTCTTGCTACGATATAGCAGAGATGGAAGACAAGGTCAATCGTGGCGTACTGGACTGGTTCATGTTGCGAGTGCGTGTTATGCTTGACGGGTACGAAATGGGCTCAGCATGTATTGGCGGCTGCATGTACGAAGACGCTAAAGAAGTGCTGACAGACGGCACGGCTGAAGACTTGATCTGGGAAGCAATGGTTGAGGCCAAAGAGGCAGTATGGCCTTTGATGCGTAAATTGCAGGCTATTAACGAAGAACTAGAGCGTGAAGGCGTTAGTGTATGAGCTACAAAAGAACAGACGAAGTGCTACAGTGGGTAGGTGCTGTGGCCATCATTGCAGGCCATGTGCTGAACGCAATTGGTCCCAGTGTCTACCCTTACAATATTTTGGTGTTCGCTGTGGGCACTGTGGCATTCTTGATCTGGGCTGTCCGTGTGGCAAATAAGCCACAGGCTGTAGTTAACATTGTATCATTAGCCATAGGGCTTGTAGGGTTATACAAAGCATTTGGTTGACAAACTGGTAAAACCACTGTATAATTAAGGCTTACACAACGCAACTAGGAGCAAAGATGAAAGCACTACAAGAGTTCATTGCACAGAAGAATCACTGGAATTCATTCTTCAAAGGCGAGCAATACGAGATTCAAACAGTTCGTGGTCGTCAGCGTGTCGCAGATATGATTGACGCGGCCCTTAGCCCTGAGAACTTGACCTGCGATGGGGAACTTCCTCGCGCAGAGGTCAATCGGAGATATAAGGAGCTGATGACTGCGGCTAAACAGTTGAAGAAGTTGGACCCTGCTGTTAAGTTCTACGAATACGAAACGGAGATCTAAGATGAAAGTTCTTGTAACAACTATCCTAAGGCAAGAGTTGGAAGTGCCAGATGACTGGGAGAAAGCTCATGTCTTGGACTTCCTTGCAGAGTACCAGTCGTTCCGTACAGCCTTTCAAGGCGTCAGCAACGAAGACCAAACAGCCCGTATCATCGACATTGGTGTCGTTGATGAAGAGATTGCAGAACTTTCGGAAGGACCTTACTAATGCCTAATTGGTGCAACAACTCGGTAGAGATCTACCACGATGACCCTAAGATGCTTGAGCGTGTTCGCTCTGCGTTTAACGGTGAAGGCTTGCTACAAGAGTTCATCCCAGTGCCTAAAGAGTTAAGTGATACTGTATCTGGATCGTTTGGTGATACAGACGAGCAGGCTAAGCTTCTAGAGAAGACCAAAGCCAACATCGAGAAATACGGTTATGGCAATTGGTATGACTTCTGTGTCAACGAGTGGGGCACCAAGTGGGAGATTGGTGCAGACGGCAACCCTGCACAGGACATCCCAGGCGGATTGATGTTAGGCTTTGACAGTGCGTGGTCTCCTCCTATTGCTGCCTACGAGAAGTTGATGAACATGGGCTTCCGTATCCGTGCAATGTATTGCGAGTCAGGTATGGCCTTTGCTGGCATTTGGGACAACGGTGATGACGACTATTACGAATACGGTGACCTGAGTAGTGTTGAGATTGCCGAAACATTGCCTGTGGAATTGGACGAGGCGTTTGGTATCAGTGAGAGTGCCGCAGAGTGGGAAGCAGAGAACGAAGAAGATGACGAGAACATTGACATTGACTTAGACGGAGGCCTCAGTGCAACAAATGAATGATTATGATATGTTCACAGACCAGGGCAACTTGGTCGCAGACAAGGTTGTAGAGCTGGCCAAGGCCGCAGGGCTTGATTGGAAGCAGACTATGATGATCATGCGGGTTATTGGTGATCAGAAGCGTGATCAGTTTGGCGAGATCAACGATACCGCTGTTAGGGAAATGATCTACAGCCGTTGTGAATTTACAACATCTTTTTACTAATGGTTGACAAACTGGTAAAACCTTGCTATAATAGACACATACACTAACAAGGAGCAGACATGGACCGAGACGAATACCTAACAAAGCTAGACGAAGTTGTTGAGCTGTTAGATCGTGCCGCTACTATCGTCTACAACCTCGAAGGCGATCGTTGTCAAACAGCCTTTGAGCGTTTAGAGGATATCATCAACGACCTGACACTTGAAGTCCACGACTGCGAGGAAGACGGCCAGCCCGACGAAGCCCAAGAGTGGGAATCATTTGACCCAGACTGTTAAGGAGCAACTATGATCACAGCAGAAACTATCGAAGTTCTAACTTCGTATTCACCGCAGTATCTAACCAAAGCCGCACAGTTGTCAGGCTACAAGGGTCCAAACTTCTTGGCCTGCAAGTTCCTGGGCATCACCAACGGCGGGCAGTTCTGCTATCAGGCAGTCTTTCCTGTAGAGGGCGGTTCTGATAGTACTAAAGTATTCCTGTCTTATGACCATGATGAGGATAGGGTTATTGCAGACTATCAGTTGACAGAATGGTAAAACCGTGCTATAATTAACACTTACACAGCAACACACTAGGAGCATAAAATGGGAACACGAAGCACTATCGCATTGGAATTCGCAGACGGTACAGTACAGCAAGTCTATTGCCACTGGGACGGCTATCTCGAACACAACGGCAAGATCTTGTTTGAGAACTACAGCAACCCTTTCATCTTGCGTGACTTGATTGACTTGGGCGACCTGTCTAGCCTGCGTCCTACGATCGGTACCAAGCACGCCTTTAGCCAGTTTGACTTGCCTAAGGAAGAAGTTGAAGCTTTCGTTAAGCTGACTGAAGATATGTGTACCTTCTACGGACGCGATCGCGGTGAGCTCGGTACGAGTGCCAAGAAGTTCAAGGACTTCGAGGACTACAAAGCCAACCACCAGTATGAGGAATACGAATACATCCTGCGCAACGTCAACGGTGTTGCAACTTGGTTTGTAGCAGAGCACAGCGATCGGTATGTGTCTTTGGAAGAAGCATTGTCAACAATTAAGG